AGCCGTCGAGATTTTCAAGGACTACATCGGGCTTCCATATACCCATGGCAACTACTGCGCCGGAGGCCAATAGCCATAAGTAAATAGCAGGTAGTACTGTTTTATTTACCATTCTGTCGTTAAATGTATCGTTTCTTTTTACCATATCATACTCCTCCTTCGTCATTACTTTCTTCGGGCGGTTTGTTTTCTTTGTCACGGGGCAACTCTCCTACATTACTTTCGGAGGATGGCCCCTTATATCGTTGTTTTCCAACGGTGGCCTTTTCAGCCGGTAGGCTTAATTCAAATCTAGCCTCATTGAGTGTGGTTATTCCTGCCTCGAATGCCATAGTAGCACGGCGTGTTTGTTCAAATGGTGATTCTTCATCCATAGGCTCGAACATAACTTTCGGTAGGTCGGAATTGATGTGTGGTATGCCTAGAAGTTCTAAGTGCTTAGAGAATAGGCCCTGCATAGACTGAGCGAGAATCGACTGTAGGCGACGGATTGCCTGCACCGACCACTGACTAGCATTGTATGTGGCGGCAAAGGTAGAGCCACGCTCTTGTCCCATGCTTACTCTTGGCACATGCAGTACAGATGAAATGTCAGCATTGACTGAATCCATAAAGCCGGAGTTATCGGGGACTGTGTTCTTTAGGTCTACGAACTCCATGTTTACATAGTGAGGGAGGATAGGCACTTGGTCCGAGCGCAGGCCATCAAGTAGAGTACCCACATTATCCATAACATAGTTAAGTCTCTCGGCGGCTTCGTCGGGGTCGCTAATGTTCTCTACTGCCTCCGGTCCAATAGTAATGTATTGCTTTGTCAGTGAGTCCTCAAGAGCGATACGATTGTTCATGCTGTTATACTTGGCACGGATTGCTTGTTTAAGAGCGGTGAATCGAGATGCTCCCCAAACCCCGTATGTCCACCGGCCCAAGCGGTCTCTAAACCAGTTGGAGCGGTAGTCAATACGAATGTGTAGGATTTCATCTACAGGGTATGAGAGTGGGTCTCTAGCCTGTTCTCTTAGTAGATATTTGCTAGCCTTTAGAATAGCGTTTTCTTTGTCTGTTTGAGTAGAGCCTGTTCTATCATCCATGATAGTTACTTGAGCAATAGGTAGAGATTGAAGTTCGGTGATACCCACCTTTGTTTTACCGACATATTTTGAGATGTCGTTACCATATACCATGAGGTTACGCATACCATTGATAAGCACATCATCAAAGTCGAGAGTCTCTTCGGTGAGTTCTTTGATAGCCTTTCGGATAGATGCGTTTTTACCACCAATAACTTGATACTTATTTGCAGTAAGGCTAATAGTTCGGACTGCGCCGTTTAGTTCGGGGTCATAGTTAAGCATGTCATCATACAAATCGAACTCATTAGTGTGGTCGAATGAACCTCGCAGTCCCTCGGTCTGTTTTACAATCTCATCAATACCTGCGGCCATGACTGCAAAGGGGCTTTTACCCTGCTTACTAGCAGTTGTCCGGATAGGAACAAGTGGTTCTTCTGTAGCGACCACCGTGCGATTTGAAAATGGATTCCACCACGCCATGATTATTCCACATACATAGTCTTATTTGAACATCACTCTTATTTATTAGTGATTTGCTTTGATTTGTTATATATTGGCACTAGCCAAATCGAACATATTTGCCACCGGAATTACCACGCCTTGTTGTTTTGGTTGGTTTTTTGCTTTTGGACCAACCACCCATGCTTGTTGTTCTACTAGCCATGGGCATAAAGTCGGAACGCTTGGCTTTGAATTGGTCTATTGCGTGAGCAAACGCCATTACTGTGTCATTATGTTTTCCGACATCAACAATGTTACCGTCTTTCCACACATGGTTTTCCAGTTCATCTAAAAGAATGCCAATTTTTTTCCGCATATCGGCGGATGCGTAGGGAAAAATGATAAGTTCCCGTTCAAACCACACCCTAAGTCTGTTTAGTAGTCCCTGCTTAAGTCCCCTGTTGGATGCTTTGGATTGGCGGTAGTCTATCACTGCCCCCTTTTGTTCAATTACTGTTTCGTATAAACGCTGAAAACCTACATCTTCGGCGGCTACCGGCGCTTTGAACTTATTAGCCCACTCAATAATTACATCAGCCTGTTTTGCAGGGGCAAAATCATTACGCCGCCACATATCTACAAAGTGAATATAGCCGTCAGCATCCTGTCGCAACGCTATTAAAACGGAGTAGTCTTTACCTATACCATGGGCGGGGTCGAAACCGAGAATGAAACGGGAACTATCATCGAGTTGAGCATTGAAACCTCCGTCGGCACTTATGTCTATGTTTTTTCGGATGAGGTGCCTATCGAAGACTTGGGCATCATCATCCACGACCTTACACAGATACTCTTGGGCGAAGGCGAGGTCGTCGTCCATGCTGATTTTTTGTTCCAAGAGAAAAGCGGTAGGTCTAAAGTCGGGCCAAAGTGGCGTTAATTCTACATCGGGATTTGCTCGGTGCTCATCCCAGTTCGGGAACGCCGACCATACGCCGGACTTCCACACCTGCTTGGCCCTCTCGGACAGCATCTCGGTTTGATATAGGTCAGTATGTGACATAGGAGTACCGACACAGAACAGTGATGTTTCGGGGTCAAGCATAGGAGTAATTACTTTCTTGAACCACTCACGCACGGAGTCCATTGTCATGTCCCCCATCTCAGCGAGAACATCGTCAAGTGCTACTACGGCAGGGTGTTCGCCACGGATAGCCGAGCCTACACCGGTTGCTTGAATCCAAGCGCCGTTGGTAAATGAGATTCTTTGCTTGTTTGATTTACGCTCATCGAGATACTTTCGTAGTTCGGGGTGTCGTCGCATATCTGTCTTAATCTCTTCAAGACGGTTTGTTGCTTGGCGTATAGAGGCGGAAAATAACCACACTTCCATGGGGTTGCCGTTACGCTCCTCGAATAAACACATGTGTAGTAATTTGACACGCAGTGTTGCTGACTTACTGTGAGAACGGGGAGCGATAATACAGACACGGTGAACTGCCGCTCCTTTTCGGTCACTGTATAAGTTCATCCATTCTTCTATGTGGTCGGCCCATTTGTATTCGGGGGACAGCCATTCGTAAAAATGCCTAATGTCATACTTTGAGCGTTGAAAGTTAAAGTTGGGCATACTCATCTAATCACCCTCATATAGCCGCAGTACACCATTTTCTTTTTTATAGAACACCATTTTTTATGACTGTTATACCGAGCATCAGTTCTATGTCCACAGGTTTGGCACTCACGCTCTTTTTTATGTAGTGGGTAGTGTGGCATATATCTCACTCATGTGATACTGGAGCAAAGAGAGAACCTATGTAACCTTCTTTATGGTCGATTAGGTAAGCGGCTAGGCCGGCCTTACTTGTAGTATAACCGGAGCGGGCGTGGTAGCGGTCATGTCCTGCTAGAGATGGCATTTGGATAATAAGGCATCCGTCCTTCTCGTGCATCCGTTGGTGATGCAGGTGTCCGTGAAACCATACTTTATGTTCGTTTGCACCCCACAGTTCACGGGCTTCGACAGCCATAAGAGGACCAAGTGCTGTTTTACCTAGACCATCTCCATGAGTAAAGCCAAGAACTGTGTTGCCGTATTCTATGTAGCGTCGGTTGTTTGCGGTGATAGTGATGTCCACATCATTGACACCTTCGTAGGCGGCTGACAAATACATCATAAGTGCGAGGGAGGAGTGCCGGTCATGGTTGCCTGCCATCATTACAATTTCAACAGGGGCGACTTGGCGCAGTAGGTCAATATGCTCACGGGCCAATTTGCATCCGGTGATAAGGATTTCAGCGGGGGTAGCGCACATGTCCTGCGGTGTACCACGGGTAGTGAGTCCTGCATCGTTATCTACATGAAACCAGTCCGAACCTGCACCGACATAGATTTTTTCGGGCTTAGTAGAGATGCGGGACACTAGTGTTTCAGTCTTTTCCATGAGTCGCTTTCGCGCTTCGTCAAAGTTGTATGACTCGCCTACTTCGTCAGCCCATCCATACTTACCCCAGTGAAAATCAGTAGGGCATACTACGAGAGCATATGGGTTCTTAGCCTTTGTTAATTTGATTTTAGGCACAGACTTAGGTGCTTTGGTGAGCGAGGTCATATTAGCGAGGTAATCCTCGGAGAGACTGCGCCACTTCTCAGCGTCTTTGGCTAGGTTACGGTGTTCTTTCTTAGCGAGTTCCGCAATAAGACCATGGCGACGAGATGCTATAAGGTCATCAATTAGCCCCGAATGGTCGTCCACCTCCATAAGTTGTTCATTTGTCACGGGGACAATGTTTCTTACAATTTTATGAATGCGCTTGTATTGCTGAAAGTGCGACTGCGGCAGGTTATGTGCGTGGCACAGTTGGGCAGTAGACATACCGGAGGACCAGTCGGCTATAATTTGCCGATGCTTGTCGCCCGCTACAACGATAGCACCGGTAGATAGGTGCGTAGTGTAGGTGTCGGATTTTTGGTCGTAGGTAAATGTACCGGTAGCATTGTTGCCACCGTTGTCATTTTGACGGAGTAGTCGCATCTCCCACCCTTTGACTGACAGCATAGGGTAGTGCTCGTTCAAGAAACGGGCAAATGCTAGGCGTGATGGGTGGTCCTTTTGGCTATGCTCGGATAGTATGGTGTCTATGTCCATTAAAAAGTATGGTATGGTCGCCACTTTATCAATGTTTCCAAAAAAAATTGCCAAAAAAACGCATGGTGCTAGGCTGTCCCTATATGTGCCATAGCGCCTGTTTTTGGCGGTTCATCGAATGAGCATATGGCTTACGCTCAAAGAGAGCCCCTCTCCACCGGCTCGGATGGAGAGAGGCGCAGTCAATCGGTTACTGGGTGGTTTCAATAGTCGGGTTCGTAGAGTGCCTCTAACTCGTCCTGTGTTATGTCAGCATCACAGTGTTGGCATTCGGCTTCAATCCATGAGTGTCCTACGCCATTATTGGGTGTTTCAATGACCCATTCATGTCCTTCGCAGTCACAGCATGATTCAACTTCATGTTCACAGTCGGTCAGTGATTCACTGTCGCAGTCGTTGCACACACAGCATAGAGTGAGGTTCAATTGCTTGTTCAATTCTTTGTCGGTCAGTGTTTCGGTCAGTTCGCTTTCAAGTGGTTCGCTAAACTCCTTTCCGGCGTATGTCTCCTCATGGTATTCGGCATCAGTTCCGAAGAAGGCGTGGTGACAGTCGAAGCATATTATCATCTGTCGCTTTCCGCTTAGTCCATCACACATCAACATCAACCTATCGGCGTTTGTCTCTTCGCATGTTCGTATATCGCATTCTATTTTCATATTTTTCTCTCCATTGTTGTTTTTCGGACCGACCTCTTCGTTTGTCTGTGTCGGTTATTCCGACATGGGCAGTATTCGGTATATGAATACTCGCCGGATTTACCCCATATTTTGCATGATTTGAGCATGATTTGATTGAGCCGTGGCCGTGGCCGTGATGATGAGCGAGGAGCGAGGGAGGGGGTCGTATGTATGTATATAGTCTTATTAGTCTTTTCTTAGGAAGAAAATGCGAGCGAGAGAGTTGATAGGGAGAGAGATTTACAACTCTCGAAAACCCCAACCGAATACGCCTCCACCACCGCCGGTTCAAGGGCCGGCATCCCTTGCTGTGCCACCTATCTACTTCACTAAGTCAAGAAGGGCTGTGTAGGCTTCTACAATGTGCTTTAGTTGGGTGTTCAACTTGTTACCGGCTCGCACTTTCTTGAATGTCGGTTCGACTTGATACACCGGCACAGTCTCGATAATTCGACGGGATGAAGCACCCATGCACTCGCCGTGTTCTTTGCCTCCTCCGCTTCGCTTGTTCGCTCCGGACTTCTTGACTGGGCCGGTTGCGCGACCCCATGACATGCCACTAAGTGATGATTGACCGGTGATTATTCGGTCGCCTACATACTTCTTTTCTCTCTTATCTACGACTATGTTCCTTGGGTCAAGTGTCACTCGCTCCTCAATGGCTTGTTCAGCCTGTGCCACATATCGGGTCATGTCGTTCTCAATTCTCTTGATTAGTTGCTTCGATGCCTTGGGCTTCGCTTCATCTATTCCGTAGTGCTTCATTAGGCGTTTGACTTGTCGGGTCATGGTTATCGCATGGAGTGGTGGTATATCAAGTAGGCGTTGCGTTTTTTCCGTCTGGGTGGACGACTGAGACCTTGGGGGTCGCTACGCTAGCGCCCCATCGGTGGGGGTCTTTTAGAAATGAAAACGCTATTGGGGAGAGTTACTCGGCAACCAACCCCTGTAGTTATATAGTCTATAGTCTTAGGAAGGAACTCGTGACCGAGGGGGCTCTTGGGAGAGAGATTTTCAATATGTGAAAAGTCCAAATATTCGCCGGTTTTCGATGCTTTCCGCTCATGGTCGGCGCTGTCGGCTTGACCTTATCAAGTCTTCGTTTTCTTGCTTTTTTCGGTTTTTTCGCACTTTTTCTTGAATCCGAAAGTCGGATATTTTCGCTCCGGTTTTGGTGGCCGTAAATCGTAAGTCCTGATGTCCCTAAACGGGGGACTGCGAGACCGCCGACCCCTCTCAATCGCCAAATGTGCTTTTTTCGGCTGTTTTGGGGGTTTTTGTCTGTTGTCCGGTCATGTGGCAGGCCGACAAATCGAACCCGATTATGATAGGTGCAGGCTCTCAGTGGCCTCTTTTTTTTGCCGACAGGTTTAAGGGGTGGGGGGATATGTTCTATTTGCCTCGAACAGTCTCGAACTGTTTGATGAGCCGAAGATGAATTGAACCCACACCCACTCCCTACGGGATTCAGTGGACGGGGATGCTTGACCGGTCATAAACGGCCATCGAGTCACCTAACCTAAAACACATGCACACAGACTTTCAAGAGCCTGCTAAAAACCCAAAACATCGGGTTTAAGCGGGACATTGGAGGGACTTCAAAACCCGACTTTTACTCCAGATTAGTAGAAGCAAAGCGGGACACATATTATGGATTCAAGTCAATTACCCTTTGACTTGACGGCGGAAGCCGGCGTAGGCATCCAGTTGGCAGTCGAAGCCGGATAAGTCCGGTTTCTCTTACTCTTAGGCAAGGCGAAAGTCGCCCTAAGAACCGAACAAGCAATACAGTGATGAGATAGCCGACCTATCTCACTTGGGCGACCAGACTTCACTTGAGCCGTGGCGGGAAGTGTGTTACTTCTTACGGAGCAACACATAATTTCAAGGCACATATGTCCGAAGTGAACAATTGGTCTGTATATCCGAAAGGGGGTTTAAGACAGCATGGCATCAGATGAAGGACAATCCTCTCGACTTGGCTTCGGCCATAGGACTCCGATAATTTGAAGCAACTTAATGAGCGTAATGTGGCAAGCCGTGAGGCGAACTACGAACAATGGCTTCGGCCTACGATTCTTCTACACCTCCGAGGTGGTCCGTGACGAAATGCGCTTTTAGACGAAACGCTCATTATAGTTGCATCAAGGACAGTGACCCAATTACTTGGGCATGTGCGACTCGGATATGATGCAGTATAGCCAAGGGCGGAAACACTCTTGATAGGCCGGATTGAGTTGCCGACCGAACACCTCCCTTGGCGCTTTCTCTCCTGTAGAACACTCCGCTTCCGAGCGGATAACGGGTGGGGAGTAGCCGATGGCCTTGAGCCGACACCGATGCGCCAAAGCACCGGTAGGCGTTGATACCCCACCCACTCCAGATTCACAGGCTGTAGAGCCTACCCGACTGGTAGATAGATAGACTCCGATAGATACGGAACCAGTCAAGACCAAAGTAGTAGGGGACTCTCCCGCTACGAAGAGATAGATGCAAATGCAAATGACATCTCCTGTTGAAAGAGACAGAAAAAAGAGAGGCAGGCGGCACTTAGGCAAAGAGCCAACAACCCCAATTGGAGGAAAAAAATATGTACAATAGTATAGATAACGGAGCGAGCGAAAGCATCTTCGGACTACTATTCGGCATGGCATGGGTAGCAATACTCATGTTCGCCGTGGTAGTATCCGCAGTGCAGAACAGAAGAGAACGAATGCAAAGAATGCGTATAGGCATCGAGGTGGAGGCATTAAGAAACCACCGAGCCGAACACGCTAGTAATCACAGCATTGCGAACTACTTGGCAACAGAACGCCAAAGACTTGGAAACAAAGCCTTTGAGAAGTACTGGGGCAATTACAGAAAGTTAAAAACTAATGTAATGGCTAGCAGGCAAAAGCGTAGAGAGGAAGCCCGAAAGGCCATGCCTCTTCACTACATTCAAAGGTATTACGAGATTCAACCCGAAGGGTGGTCTCAAGGTAACACCAGTTACTACACCAAAGTCACCACCGACGGTTCATTGAACGCCGGTGGCCTAGAAGTAGTAAGCCACCCACTCATGGATGGGCAACACCATGGATGGATTGCACATGTGGTTCAAGCGTTGCGATACATCACGAAAATCGACAGGTCATGTGGACTACATATCCATGTGGGCTTGAGAGACCCTGATGCACGCTTTGGTGACGAGGGCCAAATTACCCTCGATGAAGCCAAGGCAATTGCAGGTCGGTGTGCATGGGCATATGCCTACTTCACACCAGTGTTTAACCAATTTGTCTCGGATTCGAGACACAGCGGGCAATACTGCCAAGAAGCAGTTCACATGCTACGAAAGTATCCAAACAACCAGTTCGTAGAACATAAGCGACTATCACATCACACTATGGATATTACCGAAGCACTACCGAATCAAATTGCTGAGCCGGTAGATGAAAGTGATTTGTCACAGGGATACATGATTTACACCATAGGTATTACCGAAGGTGACGACTTACATCGAGAGATGTATGAATACAACACCGACCATGGCCGCTACTACCACTGTAACACAGGTAGTCTAGTGCGACGCAACTTTGGTACAGTCGAATACAGACAGCACCAAGGCACAGTCAATCCGACCAAGATTCGCAACTGGATTCAATTGATGTATGACTTCACTATGAGATGTGCAAATGTAATTGACTTCAATGCGATTCAATCATACGAGGTAACTCGTGATGGTCTGTGGGCCTTCCTTGACTATGCAAAAGACGATGTAACCCGTGACTACTACGAAAAGCGAGCAATCGTACTCCGTGGTGGCACACTCATCCGAGCATGTCCTAAGTGCAACAGCAACCAGTGTGTGCATGAAGAGTGCGTAGGGGATTCTCCTGCTTACTCATCACTATCCGGCCTAGAATCCGGTGAGCAATACTGTTGCGACGAATGCGACTCATGGGTCACACCCGACTCATGGGGCGATGCACACTGCGACTACTGCGACACGGAGGTATCATACCACACAGGTGCTTTGGCATCAGTGGCATTGGGCCTACTTATCACAGCACCGGCAATCGGTGCAGTGGCACTGCTAGTAGGATGCGGCATTGGGGCAATACATGCAGGCGCAAAGCGTTTCAAGCAAAAAGCCAAGTTGGCTAGTTTGTGGCGTGGTCTATCCTCCCGTGGTGGACAAGCGGCAGGCATGGCGTGGACCGACCGAAAGACAGGGGCAACCCGTGTTTTCAAGGCACCGGAATCATCCACTGCTCTAGCACGCAAGGTCAAGCACCTCATCGGTCGTCACACTGTGTCGGCTTTCCTACACACACGCTACGCAACGCACGGCAAGAACAACGCCGACAATGCACACCCACACCACGGCCCTCAAAAGTTCGTGACTATGGTGCATAACGGAGTGGTGCATAACCACGATGAAGTATGGACTGCACTAGGTATTAAGCCTACAGGTCCAGTCGATAGCCAAGCAGTTGCGGCCTGCCTAGAGATAGGAGGCATTGAAAAGGTAGTAGAGCACTGTCAAGGTAGCATGTCACTCATATGGACAGACAGCCGTGACCCTACGGGGACACTCAAGTTCTGGACAAACGGCGGCAATCCACTAGCGGCAGGTCGCCTCGACCACCCGAACAATGGGCCAGTAGTAATCGCATCAACCATGGACCACCTCGAAGCGGCCATGGGAACACTCGAAGACAAGAAGTCTCAGTTGAAATCGGCATGGTCTTGTTTCATAGGCCGTGAGTATAAAATCACACCGAATGGGTCAATCACCCACCGAGACATCGAGGGCAGTGAGGATACAGCAACAGTCTCCTATGACTGGCGCACCTACTCCTCCCTCTACCCGTCTACGGGTAAGTCGAAGTCCAATAAGCGACGAGTCATCAAAGTGCCAGTCAAAGCACCGGCAACCGGTGACTCATGTGGTATCACAGTAGGGCGACCTGCCAGTGCCCACTACAACTGGGACGACGAGAACCTCAACGAGGCAATCAACGACATTTGGTATGACTTGACAATCGACGGTTACAAACCATGCACTCAGTATCACGGCTACGATGCGGTAACGCATCAAGGAATACGGCCCAACGGTACAATGTATCACCTCCCCCATGAGGATGCTTGGGGTGCGACCCTTGACCCAGTGAACAACACTGAGCACATGGTCGAGTTGATGGCAGGCGAGTATGACCCACGCACTGCCCACCTAGACGACGAAGACCTCTACATTGACCCAATGTTGATGTATGACGACCAAGGCGAAGTGTACGACTATTCGGAAGAGTGGAGCGCCCACTACTACCACGACTGAATGAGCATTCGTTCTCCTGTGCTAGCAAGCACCGTGTCTAGCAATAGACATTGACCCGCCGAAAGGCAACCAATAAGACCCACTAAAAATCGGGTCGGGTAAAACCCAACAACCAGTGTGAGACCCACACAGCAGGCCGTGCTCCTGTCCAAATAGTGCAACCCAGTGGCGACTGGGGTATCAACACGCACCCTTTCCTACTCCCGCTACGAAAGTAGCATTCCTACTCCATACAGGAGGTATAATAACATGAACAAACAAGAACAGATAATTATGCAATTGTATGCTACGCTACTGCGCGCACACATTGCATTGCTAGATGAGATAACGGATGCGGCTACAAGTAAAGCCGCACGCCGAAGCATGACGAAAGCCAGTGAAGCAATTTGCGCTTCTGTGTATCACATGATACATGACACTGGACTAATGCCCGACACCCGAATGCTAAGATGGATAAGCGACTTGGCACCCACAGCCGATGACTTTGACTTTGGCTTGATGGAAGAGGTTCGTAACTTAGAACGCCATGTGTTCCCTAGTCAATTAGGTGGACGCACTGGTTTCGGTCTCTACCCTAGCAACTGATTGTAAATGAAATACCCCCCCCCATAAATCCCCGCCACGACGGGTAGTAAAACCAACTGTGAGAACCACACGCTGAGCGCACGGCAACAGCGATAACAACTTGTGCCCCTACTCCAACAGGAGGTAACTAACATGAGTAATAAATACAAAACGATAGATGAAGTATGCCAAGCGTGTAATGCTTGGGCTGGACCGAAAAGAACATGGAATACTGGGGGTCATTGGGCAAAACATGTCCCTTTGACCTATTGGAATCCATGTAGCCCAGACCTGCATGAAAGCGGCGTTATGCACATGTTGTTTAGAGGAACACTGCCAAGATACGGCAAAACGCCTTTCACGGCTGAGGATTTTGCCCTACTACTGGACTAAGTATCTTCTAATACAGCGTACCGAATGAAGAGTCCGAGCGTACTTGACGCTCCATCATAGGAGGTGATAAAATGATGAATTGCCGTTGGCCCGACGGGATATAAAACGGGCATCCTATTCTTTTTTTGTCTCAGCGAGAGGACAGTGCTTACCGGCGGGGTAGGTGCTACAAATCACATAGGGGCATGATTGCACACGACTGGAGATGCTCTCTCTCCCCCCTATAGTCTTAAGACTTAAGACTAAACCACATG